ATTTTAATTATACATCCAATTGGAAACACATTACGGTCTGAAAATAACTCATCACCTTCTTCGTAGGAAGCAAACGTTCTTACATACTTTCTATCTTTAGAAAACATATACGCGTGAGTCACCATAATAGATGGTAGGAATCCTGAAAAATCAAAAGCACTGGCATGACCTGCATCACCGGTGATGTCAGCCCAAGTTATCTTATAAAAATAATACCTCTTCTTTTTAATTACGACTGATTTGTATTTTGATTTCTTAGGACGTCTCATAGGTTTCTGTATACCCCTAATTTTATAATTTATAAATTAAAAATAAAAAACACGCGCGCGACCCCTTAAATCGTTGGTATTACTAGTGTTTTTAACAATTGTACCAATTGTACCTCATTGTACCAAGCACCTTTGGTACAAAAATGAACGAATAACCATTGGTATTACTATCTTTTTTAAATTGTACCAATTGTACCAGGGTTTAAAAAAAATAAAAAAAATTTTTTTATTTTTATACACAAAAGTGTATACAATCGGTACATGTACAAATTAGCCAATGATTTCCTATACTTTTTAATCATTTTTTGTATCCTGACCGTTTTCATTCTTGGTACAATTTGCATAATATTGGTCGATCTTCTTCAAGAAGGTATGCATATAACCCTGAAATTCTTTGTCAGACACTTCAAACTTTTGAAAAAAGCCATCTTTTGAACACATTAGAATGATTCCAGACTGTATCTTGGTATCATATACCTGGTTGTGGGCCATAGCGTATGCTGCCAGCTGAACAAAGTAGTCATCAATCCATTCTCTTTGTTTAGGCTTGTTTGTTTGCTTGAAGTCAATGATAGCCTCTCTACCGCCGTATATGCCTACAACATCGGTCTGTCCAGCATACAACCCAGGATAGTATAATGTTACCTCACTGCCCCAGACTTCTCCCAGGTCCCCGAGCCCTGATTCGATAACAATGTTGGCCATTCTTCCTGCCTCTTTGCCCACGGCTGTCAGATCTAAATGTGGTGTATTATTTATATATCCTTCAAGATAGGTATGCATAGCTGTCCCTCTCATAGCAGATATGTCTCTGATTCTATCGGCAGTTTGTTTGCCCATTCTAGCCTGCCAGTTAGCTAGACTCTTTCGCTTTTCTTCTGACTGTGTCGCTGATAATATAGTCGTAACACTAGGTAATTTCTGTCCAGTAATATCGTAATGTCTTTTACCATCCACCAAAGATCTAGTTGATGGTGGGTAAGTAAATTTTTTATTCCAGATCATCAAATCTTCTAGGCCCCTTCTTCTCTTCCATAACTTTATTAATTATATAAAAAGCAATTATCGCACCAATAAGAAGTGCAAACATATTAAAGATAAACATTCCTAATCCATGATAAAAACTCATTTAGCCCTCCAGGTTCATCAATTGTTTGTATTGATCTAAATTTACAACTTTACCATTCATTACCACATCTTTAGAATAATGCTCTATGACTTGTTGTATCTTAGGCAATTTAGTATGTGCATAGGGCCATAACAATCTACAAACATAATACGCGTCTCTAAATGTACATCTCCAACGGTACTGCATTAGATATTTCGTACCATCTTTACGTCTACCTTTTCTAGGTTTTCGATTCAGTGTACCAACACCTAATACTTCGTGTAACCATCTCAATACAGACTCATCGGTCATGGTTACCTCCATCGATAGTCTTAAACTATTAGATGTACGATAACCTTTACCTTTGTGTTTTTTCTTTTTTTCTGTAGTTCGTTTAAAATGTATAGATCCTTCACCGTCGAATAGTCCTGCGATATACGCAATATCCTCAGTGCTCAACATGTTCTCTTGCCCGTGCTTCTTTCAATTCTTCTTCAAGTCTTCTAATTTGTTTACCTGCACGTCTACAAGTTTCCTGCAAGAATTTAACTTTACCCTCAAGAGCTTCTTTGTTTTCTTTTAAACTCTTAATTTGGGTTTCTTTGTCCATCAGCATCTTCGTCTATCTCCTCTTCTATTTCGCCCTGGTTGTTGCAAAAATCGCAATTAGCCCATTGCTCTTCTCTGGCCTGTTCGTATGGGACTCGGACAAAACCGTTTCCATTACAAACAGAGCAGATTACTTTACGCATTTTTAAGTTTGCCATTTAACTTTTTCTCTTTCTCATTTACTAATAATGTTATTGTTTGAGATCTACTTATAATCATCTCAGGAATCATAACCTTCCTTATTTTGTCTATTTTACTATATGTCTCTTTTGGCAACGAGACATTTTTATATTTGCTTATATCAGTCATAAATCATATACTCCTTTCTAAGATTTAGATATAGGATTTATCTCATAACTTACAATAGGTGTCAATGAAATTTATTTTAATTTTAATAATGTGTTCTGGAATGTCAGGTGAATGTTTAGATCCATATCAATGGCCATCTCAATTTGATTCGATGTATGAATGTTTACAATATGGTTACGGAGAAGCTTCTAAAAAATTAGCAGAAGTAGGTCCTGATGTAGTTAATGAAGCTTATGCTCACATAAAGTTTTATTGTCAGCCAATTACAGAAACATAATCATATCAACCCCCCTGGTTTCCGTGCACGTACTCCCAGGAGAGCAAAGGCTCCACACCTCCACAGTAATTGCTGCTTCTTAGGTTGCCGTACAGGGACTAGCGCGAGGCGTTGTATGGACGGAGGTCCTTTTCAATTTTTTTGTATACACCCGTAAAAGTCACCACTACCATCGTTCATCACATGAGCATTGATAGGGTAATCCTGATACGTTGTAAGCTTTAACCTAATGATGTCGCATAAATCAAAAAAATTAATTTGATCTTTGTTAAACAACATCATATCCTTCATCATTTCTTTTGTTACTTCGACTAGATGATACATCCCGTCTGTTAATATAATGAGGTCCATTAGCGTATTCCTTTATAAGTTTATACCAAAGATCCTTATATTTCTGATCTCTCGTCTTGTGCCAATTGTTTGCGGCTTCGTCTATTAGTTTCTGCATATGGTTTTGTCCCCCATTGTATTATCTTTTTAACTCCTGGAGCAGATATTTCTATGTTTACCCCATAAGGTTTCCATGCTTTTTTTAAAATATTTAACTCTAACAACAGTATAGCCCATTGTTTTTGTGAAATATTTTTTGGTTTTAACATTATTATTTTTTCTTTCATAAGGGTAATATAATATCCCAGAAAGTAATGTCAACCCTTCATTTGTCTTTTTTGATGTTTATTTAATCTTTTTGTATGGCGTCCAGGACGTTTGCGAGGCTTTGGTCGTTCTAGAAATTGCTTAAATTTCTTGGCCATCGAAATATTTGTCTAAGTCTGATTTTAAAGTATTTGGTGATATTGTAGGTATGTAACTTATTTTGCCGTTAATGTGTTGTTCAAGATCTGCACCACAAGATATACATCTATAAAAATGTTTTGTTACTCCAACTAACATTGTAAGTTCTTCACATGTAGGGCAGATTCCGTTTACTATTTCTGTGTGAATTTTCATTAGTCTAATATCAAAGAAGTTATTTTCTTTTCTCCCATGTACACCTCAATGTTTGCCTTCGACTGTATGCATTTGTAGACAACCCTATCACCAGGACTTTTGTCCTTCATAGCATAACGTCTAGCCTTCATACATTTTGATAATGAATCGTGGTAACGGTGTTCCACTATCTTATGGTCCACAATAAGTAACAAAGCAAAAACCATCTCAATCATTAATGTGCTCCATTACCATTTCTAATTAATTTTTCTACGTCTTCAGTAAGTTTTTTTGTTCTATCTTTTAAAAATTCTATGTTTACTGCATTGTTTCTCATGCTCTTAACCTCTGCATCTACTTCCTCTAAAACACCTGCGAGGTGTTCCACCAACATGAAGAGCTCTGCCTCTCCACTTGATTGACCAAGTTCTCCACGCGGATATTTAATTCTAAACTCTGAGTTTTGATTTAAATCTTTTTGCATCAATTCTATTTGAGTGCTGTGCTTGTTGAGTGTTTCGTGAAGACCAAAGTATGCCCAGGTTCCAATTGCTACCATCGCGATCAGCGAGGCAACCGTCTTCATAGGCATCTGCACGGCCGCCTCTTCTGATATATTAAGTGGTTTCTTAGTCATAAATTACGACCAAAGCCAATCTTTTATTTTTTTAAATGGCCAACAGATTATATTCCAAATCCATTTAATAATTTTTTTAATCATTTTTTTTCTCCTCAATTTCGTAAAAGAATTTATCAGTGTCTTCTGTACGCCACTGACTACTATCTTCTACATTCCATTCGTTAGTTTGCACTTTCCAATCAGGTGTCTGGTCCTTCACAGTAAACGAAGGTATGTCCCATATACATCTGTTGTTTGGTTGTGCTGCATAATTTCCATCGTCTAAGGCAATTATGTGTGCGCACTTATGTTCGTGCGGTATCTCCGAATGATCGGTGTCAAGTATGTTACTCTCTGGATGTGCAAAGTCAACCGTAAATAAGTATTTACCTGGGTGCCATTTTTTATCTTTGCCTATGTATTTACCAGCTTGTCCGTCTAAAATATCCCAACTAGTAACAGCAGGATAATAACTAAAACAATTCCATAACTGAAGTTCATCAAGTCTACGTTTAGGAACATCTTCCGGTCTAAAACCTCTCTGTATGAAGGCAGATATCGGGAGACGATAAAAGACAGCGCCGTTCTCCATAATCGCATGCCATAGAATAGACCGTCCAGTAATAGATGAAATACCAAAGATGATACAGTCTTCAACTTCTCCATGATGTTTTTGTAAGTCATATAAATATTCTCTCCTTATTTGGGCATAAGTAACTGGTATGTTTGCATTTAAATAAGCCATAGTTATCCATTTATCTCACCCCAATTATTTCCAACTTCGTAATCTACTTTATTGGGAACTTCTAGTGTAACAGCCTGTTCCATAATTTCAATTATCTTTTTAGCCTGGTCATCGCTTTCTATTGATAGATCTAACTCATCATGTATTTGTATGTGTGGCACAATACCTTCTTTGTATAATTCTAACATAGCTTTTTTAGTCATGTCTGCAGCTGATCCTTGAATTAATTTGTTAAGAGCTTTGTATGTGTAAGCTCTTCTAATCCCCGGTCCATGTTCCCTGAGTGCTTCTTCGTGTGGCAATGCTTTGTGCATACCAAACTGATTTGGTTCCCACAGATGAAACCTGCATAGTCGTCCTAGTAATGTACGGATTTGTCCACGGTCTTGTGCTCTGTTCGATGCTTTCTCCATCAATTGTTTTACAAATGGTACACGTGAGTGGTATGTATTAAATAATTCTGCAGCTTTCTCTTTTGTTACACCTAGCTCTGCTTGTAATTTAGCTTTACCCATACCATAGAATAGTCCTAGATTAATTGTCTTAGCCTGAGTTCTAGGTATTTCTGCCATGTCTGCAACAGTCTGGTGAAAGTCTGCATTAGAATCATTACTGTATGCATCAACAACATCATAAACAGATGGTAATTTGTACAAAGACGCATAATGCACTACCAACCTAGGCTCTTGCTGAGAATAGTCAAATACACCCCATCTATGGCCGTCCTCGGGTATAAATAATGATCTTATCTTAGGTCCCAGATCTTTATTTCTAGCAGGTATCTGCTGTAGATTAGGATTCTGGTAGGAGAACCTACCAGTAACCGTGCCCCCGGTTTGTGATCTCAGCTGATTTATCTCAGCATGTATTCTACCTTTATGTTCGTAACGTAAAATGGAGTCTATGAAAGTTGTGTGTGCTTTATTTATTTCTCTTGCCTGCGCAATCATATTTACAACAGGATGTTTATGTTCTTGTAAAAAATTTTTTGTAAAACTTGGTGCCTGTGTTTTATCTGTACGTGGGTATTCTAATCGTAACATATCAAAAACATTTGCAATTGATCTTGCTGCCCAGATTTGTGTGTCAATGTTTGTTTCTTTTTTTATTTTGTGAAGTAGTTCTTGTTCAGCTGTCTTCATTTCTTTTTTCATTTGATGTGCACGTTCTATATCTACACGTACACCTTTAAATCTCATGTCGACCAGGCAATGAAACAAATCAGATTCTAAATCAAATATGTCCTCAAGGTCCTGACTTATGATTTCTTTTTTCATTTCTTGCCAAAGACCAAATGTAACTTCAGCGTCACGTTCTGCGTATGCACCAGCATGCATTGCAGGTAATTTATACATTTCTGATTTAGGATCTATACCCCATTCAGATGCAGCTTCTGCTAGTGCTGCTTCGTTCTTACCATAACCTAGGTAATGCCATGATAAACTATTAAGATCATAACGAAATCTATTCTCATCAGTCACAGCTGCAGCAATCATTGTGCACGCTATGTCACCATTTATTTTAAAACCCATAGAACGTAGCCAACAAACATCATACATTGCATTGTGAAAAATTTTTGTTGATGGTGCGTCCAGTATATCTTTTAACCATGTCAAGACTCTTGCCTTATTCATGTTACCACCACCCTCGTGAGCTATTGGAAAGTATCCTTTAAAATGTTTTGTAGCTACAGCAATACCAATGACTTCACCATTGCCTATAACAGAACCAGATCCTTTTTTAATTAAATCAGGATCTTTTGTCTCTAAGTCAATTGCAATCTCATCAACTTGTCGTAAGTCTGGAAACTCAGTTGGTTTTACCCACTCTGTCTGTGCTTCAAACTTAGGAATTTTCACTATAATCCCTTTCGATTATCATTTCTAAAAAATGTATTGCCTTCAATATATCTTCCTTCTTTCCCTTCAGCCTGTGCCTAAGAATATACTTTATAGCACAACCTTCAGGATATAACAACTCATTCTCCACTACAAACTTGCTGGGCTGAATCTTAAAATTTTGATAGTGACTCCCGCCGTGTTGCTTATCCCAAACTTTCGATGTCATAACCTTTGTCCTCCTGTTTTGCAGTCATGATGTATAGGTTTTGTTTTGTTCTCGTTACACCTACATACCAAACTCTTTGTTCTTCATC